CTCTTCTATAGCTTGAGTACAGTAAGTCCTTCATACTCACTCCACAGAAATCAGATGTTTTATATCTTTTCATTTGGAAACCCTTTTCAAGTGTTTTAAAGAGAAGAGTTGGTCTTAGTATGTATCCATCATCATTGCTAGTAAGTAGTAACTCACCTCTATCATGAATCAGATATGCTAATATAGCAGGACCAGAAACATGTGTTGCTTCTGACTCTGATGTTATCGGTAAGATTATCCTTGACTCATCTCTTAGTTTTTTGCTTAATACAAGGCCCCTGTTAGATCCTAGTCTTCTCTCTTTTGATTTGCTCAGTGTTAGCTTCTTTAGATCAGATTCATATATTAGCTCATCTAGACTAAGAATGTTAGAGAATTTACTCATAGACTTCTCGTGCTTTGAATAGTTCCTGTAAGGCAAAACAGTATTGCACTTGATTGAATTCAATGCTTCCTTATACATTGTCTGTGTGGTACACTCAATTGGAAACAACTCCTTATTAATTGATTGCGCATTTTGTTCTCTAAAAAATAGATCTATTAAAGACATTACAACATCAGAGCTTGAACCCCATTGTAGTAATCTTGTCTTCATATTCATTATCATACAGACTAGTGATTCATCAGGTGATAGACCTGAGTTTAGTCCATCAATATAAACATCAAATATCTTTCTGATGTCTCTCAATTGGTTTCCTGATGTGAAAGGGTCTATCAGACTATTTAAGAATTTCAATGAGTTACTCCCAACAGACGATTCATTAAGGAAAATAGAATTAAACTCAAAAGATTGATAAGATATCATATTTTTATAATCACTAGTTTTTATGCAGAAAACTTGTAATATATTTGGATAAATTTTACTGAATTCTATTATTAGCTTATTTACCTCTCTAACTACAGTATCATCTAGACATTTATTCTCTGATTGATCCCTGTTTTTTGCATAAGTTATTATAGCTACATCATCACTAGTAATGAAAGTTCTAGTTACCAAGTCCAAGTCTTTTATTCCGAAGGATTTAGGAATGCAATCTGAAATAATCCTGTTTTTTAACTGATCAATTATTATTTTCCTTTTAAGCTTAGAAATTGCACTATGAACTAGTGAATGATAAAGAGATGAAGTGTAATGAAATATTCCTTGTCCCATATGGAAAGCACCTCTAATTCCAGCTAATGTTGTGCCAGTTAGCTGATAATTTGATAACTCTGGATATGGCAACATTTGGAAAGTCTTAAATTCAGACAGGAAACAGCATATCATAGGCATAAGTGCTTCAG